AAACAGAATAGAAGCCGTTTTAAGCTCTTCTGCGTTGTTGCCTAGTCCAGAGTTATCCTTGATGCCCAAAAGCATCGGAGAAGTCACCCTGTGGCCTACCATAATCTTTTGGGTGCATTCCGTAGACAAGAACTGGTACTGGTCGCTTGCGTCCGATAGTTGTACGGGTTCGATTGTTGCTGCGAGTTCCTTGTTATCGTTAAACGCCAAGATAAACCGACCAGCATTCGAACTACCAGAAAACTTGTCTGCAATCCTGCGCTCGATTAGCGTCTGGTCTTCTTCGGTTGGGATTCCGTTATTGAAGTTAACCAGCATCGAAGGCGCAAGGCCGTTCTTAATGTTGTTAATATGGTAATTGGCTACTTCCTCTTCCAAGTCGGCATAAGGCAAGGAACCTTGGTAGTCTGTTGGTGCGTAGTAGTAGTATCCTGCTTTGTAGGGCTTAATGTAAAGGATTTCAATTCCGTTATTCGACATACCAAACGCATCAATGCGTACTGGTTCCTCTTTGCGTGCCTTTACGGCATCCCAGCTCTTTGCGTAGTAGTAGGCAGGAATATCGCCCTTCTCGTTGGCACGTTCGGCACGTAGCGTCTCAACGGGGATATGCTCGACCTTTACAATCTTGGAATGGTCTTGGTTGTAGATAACTTGAAACGCAGCGTTACCCATCATCTTAAAATCCGAGCAAACACGTGAAACGGTCTGCTTGGAAAATAAGCTCATCATCATTGCGTACTCATCGGGCTTTCTGGATGCGTCTGTTGCTCCAAGGCCCTTGCCGTACACCATATCAATAATGCCATTGATAATAGCGTTATTGGTCGGGCTTCCGTTGTACCTATCAATTAGGTATTGGAAGTAACCGTTGTCTTCACCATACTCCACCCATCCCTTATTCGCCACCTCTTTAATTTCGGGGCGAACGTAGGAGTTCATTGCTACAAATCTTACGTTGCTCATATAATTACAAATGTATTATCCCCAGCGGTCTCCTGCGTGTACACGCCAGAGTTAACAGTGTACTTCTCAAAGTTCGTTTGGTTGGTGCAAAATACACGACCTCGGTAGATTAAGTTAGAGCCGCTAAATACTTCCAACAAATAGAAGTTGGCCTCCTCCAAAGTCCAAGCCGCTGCGATGGTCATATAGCCATTTGCGGACGTTGGAGTTATCGTCTGTTGCTGCGTGGTGTTCGTTGACTCGTTGGTTAACTTGACAACCACCGAAGCAGGAAACGACCTCGGAATAATAACGAGGTTTTGAGACGATGCGCTTGTTGTTAAGATGTTCATATTTTAATTAACCCAAGGCAGTCGTTTTGTTTTTCTTACAAACAAAAAAGCCACCCGGAGGTGGCCTTTCTGAAAGTTTTGATTTGTTAAATCTTGACACCAATAACGGAAGCCATATCCTTTACCAAACCATTAGTGGTCTTGTTAAACTTAATCAAGTCCTCCTGCGCTGTTTTCAAATCTGCATACGCCTTGATTCCTTCTGGATTAACACCAAGGGATGCGGCTTCTTGCTCGATTTTATTAAGCAAGCTCTTTACTTGGGTAGCGTAACCACCTTCTAAAATCGCCTTCTTGGCTCCATCTCGGAAGTCGTTTTGAACTCGGCTGAATTGGCTGTAAATTTTTGTCAGCTTATTAAACTCGGACTTAAGCTCGTCTTTCTTTTGAGCAATAGCTTGAGTCATTTTAACTGCATCGTCAACTGCTGCAAATTCAACCTTAACTGGCTCGCTCTTCATAGAGGCGAGGATGTTGTAAACGGTTTGTTTAGTATTCATATATCAAAGATAATTAAAAGTCAGAACCAGTTACAATAGTTGAAATACCAGCAGCAGACAAAGTGCCGTCCAAGAAGTTCGCAGGAACTGGCTCTTGGCCGTTCAACACCAAGGTATAACCGCTCATATCGCCCATAGCAGCACCAGTAACGATAGTACCACCAGTAACCTCGCAACCGTGTTCCAAACCAGCAACGAAGAAGTTGTTGTTGCGGTCTTCAACGATTACAATAGGACGACCATAGGCCATCAACTTGATTTCCTTGTGTGACTGCTTGCTCAACTTGTGCAAGGTCAAGTTCAAGGTCTGGTCAAAGAACGTGGTTCCGTTGTCACGACTTGAAGTAATTGCCTGCTCGAAAGAGGAGGTTCCTTTCAATTCGTATTTGTAAGCGGTCAATCCGCTTCCGAGAACGTCAATAGCATCCGTGTTGGTAGCATCGTATGTTACCGTAAGGTTTGCGTAGTTCAAAAAGTAAACCGCATTCAAACCACCTACAACGTCCTTGCAGGGTTCAATACGGCCAAGGGAAAGTGCACAAGCCATTTTGTTTTTATTTAGTAAGTTAAAAAAGAAAGGGGTGGGGCGTTATTACACCACCACCCCCTTCAAGGAATTTAAGAACGATTAGGCGTAGTAAACGATGTCGGAACCGATACCGTACTGGATGCCTGCGCTCATACGCATTACCAAGCGGAAATTTTGGCTACCGTCGATGTCCGCCATATCGATCAGGCGCACCTCGTTCTTGTCGCTCAACAAGCCGGTTCCAAAGAACAAGTTGCTCTTTTGAGCGGCAACCATACGGTTAGAAGACAAACCTTCTGCCAATACAACGGGGATTCCGTCGAAGAACAAAGGCTGGTCGCCATACCACATAGTCCCTTTGTTGTCCAGACCGTTAGCACCCAAGCCAGATGCCCCGAATCCACCCAAAGCACGTACATAAGCCTTGGCTACGTTTTGAGAAACGTACAAGTAAACGTCAGGCTTGCCGTATAAAGCGGCAGGGATAGCGTCAACCACCTTGCCCATTTCAGCGATAACGTTAGAAGCGGTAACGGTAGTACCGGTTACGTCTACAACGTCAGAATCAGCAGCGAACAAAGTTTGGAAACCTGCGAACTGGCCAGAAGATGCGTTAACACCAGCCCAGATGTTCTGTTCGATACGAGCAGAAACACGCTCGGCAGCGTAAGCAATCAAGAAGTCGGTAAAAGAAGCAGGGATATTCTTGAATGCAGAATAGCCCATCTCAACGGCTTGCCAAGTTTGCTCGAAGTCCTTTTTGCACATTTGCAAGTTAACTTGGAACTCTTCCAAGGTCAAAACACGCTCGGTCAAGGTAACGGTAGACGTGGGGTCGAAGTCGCAAGTAGCGTCCTTCAAAATGTCGTCCGTGTTAACCTTTTGGATAACGGATTTGTAAAGTACGTTGGGCATAACCTCGATGAGGCCTTTGTCCAAGGTAGGTGCGCTCAACAGAGCAGCGGCAACGTATTTACCAGCGAACTCGCCAGCATACGTCGTGGTGATTGAAGTAGTTGTGGGCATTTGTTATTTTGGTTTATTTGTTTAGTCGTGCAAGAACTCGGTCAAGGGCGGATTCTGGCGCATTCTGCGACAGGTTTACAACCTCTTTCGTCTTTCCTTCTGGATTGTGTTTAATAGGGGAAGCGGCTGGTACGTCAGAAGACATTTCTTGCTTCTTCTTGTATGCACCCATTTCCTCACGCATAGCGGACAACTCCGCCTTCATTTCTTCGATTAAGGGCATTACTACCTCTTTAATCTTGTCTTCAACAGACGGCTCCATAGCGGCCTCAACCTCTATTTCTACCTCTGGTGTTTCCTCTTCGGCTGCTGCTTCTTTGATTTCGCCAACAATACCTTCCTCGGTAACGACAAGAACACGTCCGTCTTCCATCAGGTATTCACCTACTGGAACGGCGATGCGGTCTTCTTCGCTAACGATAAAGATGGGTTGGCCTGCTTCAAATGCTTCGGCTTCAAGGACAGTGCCGTTGTCAAGTTTGGCTTGCGCCAACTTAACTTCTTCTTCTACTGCGGATAGCTCCGCAAAGAACTTGGTGAAAATTTCACTTGCCTTCATACGCAATTAATTAAATGGTTATTGGATTGTTACAAATTCGGGGCTTTGTTCACTGGCCCTACTCCCTGCGCTCGGAGCGAACCATCGCAGCATTTGGAGGAATAGGTATTGTTTTTGCATAAGCAGCCACGCTTGCCGTTCTTGGGTGAGGTGCGGGATGGTGTCTCTTTCATAATTTACCGAGTTCTTTTAATTTAGATTCAGACCAACGCTTTGCGGCAAGCCCGCCCCATAGCAAGTAGCTAATAGTACCACACGCTTCGGTATCGCCTTCGTCGTAGTATGTTTCGGCTCTTGATAGGTACGAGTACATACGGCTAATTGTTTCAACGCTTATGGGCTTTCCGTCTGCGAGTTGTTGCGCTCGTATCTTGCCGACTTGCGTAGCGCACTTGTTACCGCCTTTCTCGTTTAGTTCGATGCCTCGCTTTGCGTTGTTGCGTACCGCCTCTGGGTAGTCCGAGTAGGATTCCATTTCGATTCGCTTCTTGCTTTTTAGGCGGCCATCCTTTTTGATTTTGGCAATAATGTTCGATAGCAGGAACTCGGCTTCTTCTTCCTCGATGCGTTCCAAGTGGGATTCCATTTGCAACTTATCAACAAAGTAGCCTTCTATTGAGAAGCCCTTTACACGGCCTGTTTTAACGTAGTTTTCCCAAACGTCCTCGTTATTTACCTTCATTGAGACCATCCAAGTTCCTTCGGGTAACTCCATTCCGTAGATAGCCGTCTTGTCCTTTTGGGGGTCTTCAATAATCCACGATTCAACAACCGACAAGCCATTAAGCTCCGCTGCGTGTTCGAGCGTTGTGTTGCCTTGGTAGCCACGCATAAGGAATAGTTCGGATGCCTTACGCACCGTCTCCTTTGAGAAGTAAACGTAAAATTCCTCTCCGCCTTGGTTGCGGTAGATGGTCTTGTTGGGAATTAAAGCTGCGCCCATAAGGATTCGCTTTTCCTCGTCCTGCTTGGCGAACTGTACCTCGTGTTCTTTCGACAACGTAATAAAGTTCTCCTCAATAGCGGGATGCTCAACGATGCTTATGGCATTAATGCCGTTTAGTCCTTCGGTATCTTCCAATACCAGCTCAATTACTTTCATTTTATCCGAATGTTGCTGTTCTTGCTCTGCGTCTATTTAAGTTCTGTTGTGAAGTAACCTCACCCGCTACCACGTAGGCACGTATTGGGCGGCTATTGGCCGAATTAACGGATTCGGCTAACTGGTTAATACCACCACGCCCAACAACGTTAAATTGAGGCGTAGAGGACGCTCCTGCGGACTGGGGCGAATACGAGGTATCTGGACTTGGGCCTTCTGCCCCGTCGAACTTGGTGGCCGCAATCTTGGCCACGTTAGCCGCACCGATTACACCAGCGGCAACAGCGTTAGCGACCCGTACTGGGAAGGGTAACAATCCATCGGCTCCTTTTGCGCTCAACGCCCCAACAACTGCCGTGTAAGTGGCCATCGTGGCATCGGCAATTTGCAGGGCTTTGTTCAACTGGAATGCCTTGCGCTGGCGGGCTTCGTTATCGCCTGCAAACAATTCAGAAAGTGAGGTTAGTGCAGACAAGGACTGCTGCGCCAAATTCATATAGGCATCGTTAACCATCTTGCGGTCTTCAATGTCCTTTTGGTTTAGGTCTTTTTTAATCTTGGCGGTTTCAATAGACGCATTTTGCTCTATTTCATTACGCTGGTTAATCAACTCTGCATACCGAGCCGTGCCTTCTTTTGTGGCATTCAATTCGTCCTCAATGGCGGCAAGGCGTGCCGTTTTTAGAATGTCGATGTTTTGCAGTTGCGAGTTTAGGCGCATACGCTCCGAATCTATTAATTCAGCATCGGCGTTTAACTGGTTCTCTAATTGCGTTAGGTACGCTTCGGTGTTTGATTTTTCAATGTCGTTTTGTTCACGGAGCAAGGATATGTAATTCATTTTCTGCTCCGACCGCTGGCCTTCCAAACGTTCTTCAAGGTCTACCAATTCCAAACGTGCCTGCTCAAGTGCAACGTAGTTCTCGGTTGTTTTATTTATATTGTATTGCGCCTGTGCGAAGGCAACCTTTTTATCAATCTGTGCTGCTTCGTCCAGATATTGTTGCTCTAAAATCTTGCCGAGTTTCTCATTTGCCTCAATACGTTCTTGAATAGACGCAAACTCGTCGTCACGTGCTTGGCGTTGCTTCTCGGCTAACGTCTGGGCTTTTAACTGAATCTTCTGGCGTTCCACGTCCGCCTTTGCTGCGGCCTTCTCCAACTCGTTTAGTTTTTCACCGTCCTTAACTGCTTCCTTGACTCGTTTAGTTAGTCGCTCTGCGGCTTTCTGTATTTTTTCAATACCACCCTCCTCAACGCCAACGATGCCGTCCACAACCTCGCTAAATGCCTCCTTGGCGAGTTTAGATGCTTCCGCAAAGTCACCTTTGAAGAAAGCAAGAATCGCACTACCAAGCGCACTAACGGAGTTGCCCATTTGCTTAAATAGGTTCAGTCCGTATTCAACAACCAACGAACCAAAGTCCTTAATCGCCTGTACTGGGTCTTTGAAGATTCTATCAAGGGCATCGGCCACCGCTGGGAACACCACCTCCGCAAGGTCGCTAAATAGAATCTTGATTGTATTTATGGTGACGTTAAAAAAGTCAACTACCTTTTGGTTTCCTGTAAATACTTCGGTAATGGTGTCGCCTACAACGCCAATAATGGTCAAGCTCTTGATAGCGTTAACAAGTTTAGATATGCCGCCTTGGGTCTTCTTTGTAGATTCCTCGGCCTTCTCTGCGCCCTTCTCTACCTTATCAAAACCTTTTTTTGCGACATTACCAACCTCCTTGAGTGTGCCTACAAGCTCTTCCGCTTTATCGTTGAGTTTGTTTATGGAGTTTTCAAGTCCTTTGGTATCGCCTTCTATCTTTACTGTTTCGGTGACCGCCATTTTCTATACTTTCTTTTTACGCTTCCGTCTAACTTGTACATTCCTTTTGCGATGTCGATTTCCTTTCCTACGCCGTAAAGCGTACTTGCATTAAGAAGCTCTATCAAATAACTTAAATACCCCTGTTTCATACATTGTTTAATAACTCAAACTCGGCCTTGCCTGTGGTAAGGTTTATCGTTACGTTGTTAACCAACCACCTCTGCCCGTTCCAGATTAACTTATTTTTTAGGTCGAAGTTTAGAATCTTGCCAAGTGGCAAAATAGCGGGAACCCGCACTAATCTACGGCTGGGGTTGTACAAGTCCGTAATATAGTCGCTCCAATAGGTGTTGTAAAGTGAATTATTTACCGACTGCAATAGGTACGGGTCGATGTCTGCTCCGTAGTTTAACGAGTAGGTAGAAGCGTCATTAAAATTTTGATTCGATGCGTTGGCGTAAACTACTTGGGTTACTGATACTGCCTTATGCCCAGATATTATTGTTTGAGTTGGGTCAATAAAGGCCAATACCGCAGGGTTAATGGTTATTGGGCTATTCACGTAAAATATAAACGGCTGGCCTAAATAGGTTTCTAATTCACGTGTTATTGCATATCCCGCCAGCAATTTCGTTAATGCTCCGCCATCTTGGTCGGTTAACCGTGTAAAGAGCATCTGGTCGAACTGCGGCTCTACCGCCAGTTCCTCGTCCGTGTCAAAAACGAAATTAGAACGCAGATCACCGTAACCCACGTCGTTAGTAAGGCGGTATTCTTCGCCTGTAATTGCCCCCGTTTCGTTGTACTTGAAATTGATTTGCTTGTACAGTTGCGGGCGCTCCACTTGGCTTTCCGTTATGTCAAAGTATTGCGACAAGTCAACGTCCGTTCCGTCACCATACCATTCGTCAAGAGGCAAAAGGTCAAACTCCGTGTCGCTTACTGGAACAATAACCAGATTGAACATTTTGCAAAGCGAAGCCAAAAAGTCAGTAACCTTTTGCTCTGGCATCAAAGAAGGAATATCAATAGTGCCAAAAATCTGTTGACTTGCGGAATTGTACGCATTTGCATAAACGTCAACTCCATACATTTCGGAAACCAACACTTCTACTACGTCAAGCGTGACTAATTCGTTTGTGCTGGGCTTAATAGCGAAATATGCCTTGCTTCCGTTTGTTATGTTTATATCGTTAAAAGTCCATTGCCCGTTTCCGTTTCGGGTTTGTTGAGCAACAAGCACCTCGTCTACAAATATCCCAATAATGTAGTCGCTTGCATATCCGTTTACGTCAATATCAATAACGAACTGCCATACTATGCCCGAACCCGTTGGGCCAACTGGGTTAAACGTACTATCCGAATAATCCCAATAGTCAGTAGTTACGGGGGCAAACTCGTCTGGCGCAAGCACCTTCGTCCACGGCACTGAGGTAGGCAAGTCCTTGTACATATAGCCAGCGTTGCGGTGGCACCATATATGCAACTTGTTGTAGTCGTTAATCCCGCTTACATTAATAGTGATTCCATATTTATCTTCTATGGCTGCGACTACTTTATTAATTTCAATAGCGGGTTTTAGGTCGTAGTATTGAACCCCGTGCGTTTCGTTTTGGTTGTGAAAGTGAATGTTATTCGGGTCGTGGTTTCCGTTGTTTGAATCGTAAAACCAAACGTCCTTTGCCGTAATTAAGGGGAATACGATGGAATCCAAGGTGAGCGATACCAAGCCAGCGTAAACATTGTTTGGTGTATAATCTAAATTGTAAGCCGACAAACCTTCAAGGTCGTACAAGTAGTCCTCACCGAATAAATCCGTAAGGTTTACCAGAAGTCCGTAGAACGTAATATCATAAGCGTAGGGAGCGTTTTGGCGCATCTGTACACCTTCCAGCTCAATAGACCCGTAACGGAATACCAGGCCGTTAATTTCGATATACCCTTCGGCACGCAATCGGTAGTCGGCACCACCCACAATATCCGTGCGGTAGTAATGCTCAAAGATTGCGTTATTCCTTGGCGAAGCAGGAACGCTGAACCCCTGGGTGAAGTCGGTAAAGACCTTGCTTATATCTTGAATGTTTTGGACGGATAGGTTAATTACAATATCCTCATCCCCGAACATATCAAGCTCTTGGTCTCCCACAAATATCGTTACCTTATTTTTCATCGAATGTTGTTCCTAATGTTCCAAGCGATTTCAAACGTCAAGGTGTAATTAATCATTTTAGCGTTTACCTCTTTTAGGTATTCAACACCTCCGTCGGTTGGGTTAGCCGTGAACTCCTGCCCATCGTAAAGAAGCGATACCTTTTCGCTCATAAGCAGCTCACGGATAACATCGTCGTAATTCTCGTCCACCCACCCGGTGTTAACGGTAATCGTTTCTCGGCTGTTGACGTCAAAGTTACGGTACTGCAACTGCTGGGTTACGTCGTAAGAAGTTGGTAACTGCGGCATATAACTTTCCCGTGTGAACCCACCGCTTCGGGTAGATACCTTAAAGCAAGTCAGGTAATCGCTTACTCCGTATCGGTTAATGAAGGTAACTCTTACCGGGGTGTATTTAGGTTCGCATACCAATTCGTAATTGTAATCGGTAGCGTTTTCCTCGTATCCCAATTCAGCAAGTGCTGCACGTAAGCAAGCAAACCCCTCGCACGTACCACCGTCGGCTTCTACCCGTGCTTTGTAGTTGACTGCTGCGCTATCGCTAATCAATGAAATAGTGTAGTCCTCAACTGGCTCAACACCCAAGAAAGAATCCACGCTATTCGGGCCAGCGGGAATATAGATAATCTTTTGCGTTGACTGGGTACTTGTGTTTGAGAATCCAAGCTCGTCGGATAGCACGTAAAAATAGTCGGTTCCATTCACGTTGTACAACACTCCGTTAAGGTCGGTGTTCGCATCGTACAAAGCGGGCAAGGACTGCTCGTATCCTTCCATAACTTGAATGGTGCGGTTGGTGATTAAGCCAGCACCCGCAACGATGCCTCCAGATTGCGTAGTAAACGGCAACCAGCCGTCAGTACATAGGAACGATTGATTGTTTTGAATTAAGCCGCTACCTGGGGTTCCCGCATTCACGTAGTTAGACGATAAAGAAAACTTACACCATACGTCCTCGGTTGTTGCATTCTCCCAATCGCTAATAGGGTCGTTCTTTAATACGGTTGTAATTTTCTCACGTATTAACTCGCTGATTTCAAATACAATAGGTTCGTCGTTAATCGAGGTCTTGAATAACGTATAGTCCGCCGTTGGGCTACTTGCGCTGCTACCTTGGAAAATACGCAGGGTAAGCGTAGCATCAACAAGGCCGTCGTTAACGGCTGTGCCTTTGGTTAGCGTGATAAATATCGGAGACCTTGTAAATTGCAACGAGGTCGGAAAGGCGGCTATTGGTAGTCCCATTATTTACGTGTGAATG